CCCTCCCTTCCCTTTGTTCATCCCCGTGAGGGGACAACTTCGTAGGAGACTCATCATGGATGAATCTGTTCTTCGCAAGGTCTTGGTAGACGAGTACTTCGCTTACCTAGACATCCTGAGTTCCCGTGGAGTATCCATGGTTCCTCTGGATCAGGCCGAGTTAGACAAGCTTACAACGCTTGATCTTTCTCGTCTGTGCGAGCGGCTTCGAGCAGTTGCTCGAGCCCCTACAGGGAGGTAGAAGGGTTCCTTTTGGGTTTACACCCCCGCTGCGACCGCCTTTGTGGACAGACCTTGTCCTCAGTGGCCTAGCGGTGAAACAGTACATCTCTGCCCCGTTACGGGGGTTGGGTTGTAATACAACCTAAGCTGTTGGGAGGACGCAATGGCTAAAACCATCACGTACTCCTTTCCCACCGTTACCAATAACTTGGATGGTGGAGGTAGTTACTACCATGCCCGACGTGTATCGAAGCAGGCTCCGCCGTATGACGAGCCTGCTTTGTACTATCGGATATCGTTGTGTACTCACCTAGCTGAGCTGTATAATCTTACCGGCTTTGGGGGAATCGCGAACGCGTCCGCCACTAAGTCCGATGGGGTTATTGGACCTAATAGCTACCTCGCGCAGCCGTACAACACTGCTTGGGTCTGGGCGTCAAATTCTGCCCGTGACAAGTTTGTGTCGTCACTGCGTAAGGAAGCTATGTTGGCTGTCAACTGGGTCGAACGTAAGCAGGCGATTGACATGATTACCAAACGTGCCAATCAGCTACTGCGTTTTGGATCCGCTCTTAAGCGGGGTGACCTAATTGGTGTGTATAAGTCGCTCGATCTCCCAATTGAACGGGTGTCTCGCGACCTTCGTGGTCGAGTTCGGAAGAGCCGCTACGCCACTAGCCGGTATTATGCCGACACCTTCTTGGAGTTCCATTTTGGATGGGGCCCCTTGATGTCGGACATTAGCACCTGCGTTGACATTTTACAGCAGCCTGTCTCCTGGCCTCTCATAAAGGTCCGAGGAAAGCGCTTCCCGATCGATTACCAACTCAAAAGGTTGATTAATCCTCCAAGCTCCGACGAGTATAACCTCGTTCAGAGTAAGGGGTGGGCACAAGCAACATGTTCGGCGCGTGTAAACGTGTCGAACCCGAACTTGTGGCTGGCCAACCAGCTAGGTTTCGTGAACCTAGCTTCTGTGGTATGGGAACTCACTCCCTGGTCGTTCGTAGTCGACTGGGTGTTCAACGTATCGCAGTTCTTGTCTCAGTGGACAGACTTTGCCGGGCTCACGCTCGACAGGGCCTGTACTACCACTGTGATGAGGGTCCCGTCCTGTGACTTCTTGTACATGTACGCTCCTGGGGGAAATCCCTCGAAATCGCGGCATGTGCGGCTGTCTGGACATTGGGTCTCACGAGACCTTGGTATTCCCAGCGTAACACTGGGACGCATCCCTTATAAGCCTTTGTCGGCTGTACGGGGTGCAACTGCGATATCGCTTCTCGCCCAGAAATTACCCCACTGGGGCGGACCTGGAACTTTGAAGTGAGTCGTATCTTCTATTAACCTTTGGGCCCTAGGGCCCTTATTCTCCTTTGGAGGCGTATTATGCCGCAACAGGCCAATATCACGGTAAAAAAGAACGATGGAACCACCGACATCGTGTATACGGGCGTAAGCCCGTCCTCGGGTGACGGCGTCCCTGCTATCTGGAAGTCCCAGACCGTCGGGACCGCTCAGGCACATCAACCTGAGTTTCGTCTCAGCTCGCGTGATGCGAGCAAGGGAGCTAAGCGCGCCCTGCGAGGTACCTATCAGTACCCGCAGATCGCGACGAACTCCACCACCGGCCTCACCTCGGTTATCGATCGAGCCACGGCCGACGTCAACTGGACTATCCCCAAGGGGATGGCCACGGCTGACGTGAATGAGTTTGCCTCGCAACTCGCCAACCTCCTGAAAGCAAGCATCATCATCGCTTGCGTCCAGGCGGGTTACTCGGCTAGCTAACGAGGGGACTCTCACGTGGACTTCTTGACGCCCGAGGTGCAAGAGGTGGCCGAAAGTCTTATGATCGGCCTCAATTGTGCTCGCTCTCTCACGGTCTTGGTGTTGATCCGTGAAGGTGAGTGGGAGCAACTGGTAAAACTCCAGTGCAATCCCCGCGACTACTGCGACCCTGAGAGTTATCTCAGAGCTGTTGCTGCGACTGATTTCCTCCGGAAGTTAGAATCAGCAATCCCCGGAATTGACCCCGAGGAGGCTACTCGCCAGAAATGGTGGGAAGCTGAGCAGCAGTGCTTCGTAACCAATAGACGATTATACGAGATTCTCGACTTTGGCACCCTTGGGGGCCTTCCTGTCGAGAGCGCTTTAGACGAATTTATCGTCGACTTGCGAAAAAACCTTGTGTGGTTAATTGGTGGTGGCCCTAACGACCTTTTTGAGGGTCGATTCGGGCCAGGCGCGACAATGTCGGATCCATCTAGTCGTACTACCGTACTACATAAGATGTCCTCGACTCCAACCTTGACTCCCTCTGCCACATACTACGCTGTGCCTTGGACTGGCACTAAGTGGGCCGCGGCTTGCGCCGCAAGAGGGGATGACCTATCTTTCGTACGCGGAAACGCGTATTTTTCCGTTCCAAAAACAGCTCTGACTCGCAGACCCTGCGCGAAAGAGCCGGCCCTCAACGGTTTCTTCCAGCTCGGCCTAGGCCGAACTTTACGGAATCGTTTGAAGGATCGAGGTATTGACCTCGATAACGGGCAGGATGTCCACAGGCAGGTCGCCTGCTCCGCTTCTCGAAGCGGAGAGTTCTGCACGATCGATTTGTCATCGGCCAGCGATACCCTCTGCCATGCTCTTGTCAAGCTGGCAGTACCCCACCGTTGGTGGCAACACCTATCGGACCTGCGTTCCAGCCACACTCGTGTGGACGGACGCTGGCATCGACTTGAGAAATTCTCGTCGATGGGTAATGGGTTTACATTTGAGCTTGAGACGGCAATTTTTACTGCCATCTGCATGACCGTGATGGGGCCACAAGCCCTTCCCGGTAAGAACATGTGGGTTTACGGAGACGATATCATCGTCCCCAGTTCTTTCGCTCAAAGTGTACTGCGTGCCCTGGCGTTCTTCGGGTTCACACCCAACGAGCGCAAGACCTTTATTACAGGGTCTTTCAGGGAAAGTTGTGGTGGGGACTTCTTCGACGGTGTACCTGTGAGGGCACACTATCTAACGGAGCTCCCTAATGAACCACAACAATACATCTCCCTCGCGAATGGCATTAGACGACTGGCTTGCCAGTTCGGCAAAGGTCATCGTCTTTGGTCTGATCTTCGGCGCACTTGGTTTATGTGCCTGGATCGGATACCGAGCCACATCCGTATATGCCGAGGCCCTGAGCAACTTGGGGACCTTTGCATCCACGATGACGAGGATAGATGGATCACGCGCTGGCGGGATTCCTGCATCCGGTACGTCCGTGTATATCGCCCCGCCTCCTTCCGGAGAGTGGGGTTTGCACGGTTCGACCCGGACATTCAGTTCGCAGGAGCCCTCTACGGAGTAGTCTTATCACCACAAAAACCACACCCTCGATGGCATGACGGCTATGATGGCCGCAAGCTTGACCTAAGGGATGGTGTTTTAGG